GTCAGTGTTGCTCCGAACTCGTCGCCGCATTCGTCGGTCAGTGTGGCGTGGTATTTCATGTCACTCTCCTCTGTGCTCTTCGATGTGCGCGGTCAGGTCCGCCATCGCCTGCTTGTATTGCCCGCGCTTGTAGGGTTTGCCTGTTATCGAGCTGGCGTGTTTGAGGACGGCGGTGCCGCTCATCCTGCTGTTCTTCATGCCCTTGTCCAAGAGCCTGAGGTGCCCGCGAAGCATCACCGCCATGAAGACGTAGCTCTGTGCGGGGTTGTCGATCGTGGTCATGTTGTTCTCCTATGGTTGAGTGACGGGGCGACTGAGTGCCGCCCCGATGGTTGGTTACCGCGCGTAATACTCCTCTTCGATCTGCGCCGATGTGGTGATGAAGGTTCTAAGGGGACCTTTCCAGAGAAGCATTTCCTTTTTGCCGTCCCAATAGTCTGTCGAGACGACATCAATCATAAGTTCTCCGACGTTGAGCTGTGGGTAGTCGCTTTGCTTATTGTATTCGAGCGGGTAAACCGTGTAGCCAAACGCGACGTCGCAGGCCGAGGTCCTTGACTTGGCGATCCGGATGCCGCCACCGCCTGACTTGTTGCCTGCGACGAAGGCTGCTGCGAAGTCGTCGGGCTCGTAGCGTGGCAGCTCCCACGCATAGGCGAGAGCGTTGCCTAGCCACCGAGCGGCTCCTGACGGGTAGCCGTCATGGTGCTTGTAGATGTGGTAGGTTTCGCCGAAGCCTTTGAAGGTGTAGATAGCACGTGTCGACATTGGTTGGTTCTCCTTGGTTGAATGACGGGGCGACTGAGTGCCGCCCCGCTGGTTGGTTACATTGCGACTGTCATGTCGTGCGACAGCAGGTCCTCGACGATGGCGTCAAGGAACCGAGGCTCGACAACATAGCCTTTGCCCCACATCTGCACCTCGTCCGGCATGCGGTTCTCGAGGTGCGACTTGCCGACGCCGGTGATGCCGGTGACCACGCTGATAGAGCCGTGGTCGGTGATGGTTACGTCTACTTGGTCAGCCATGTGAAGATCCTCTTTGGTTTGCTGATGCGTTTGACACGGTCGAAGGTAGCCCGACCGTATAGCTTTATGAACTGGTCCTTGGTTGGTGCCAGCTCCTTGGGGTCGTCTAATACGTAGGCCGCAGCGCCTTGCTTTACTGCGACCTCGCGTGCTGTGGTCAGCATGTTGTCGACATCTGACCGTAGGCTGTCGAGATCAGCCTTGATGCCTTCGAGATACTCGACGCCGGCGCGAATGCCCTTGGCGTCGTATGCCTCCTCGAACTTTTGTGCGTATCGTGTGCTCAAGCGTAATACTCCCGTATGATGTTGGTTACTTGCTGCCAGTCTTGTGCGATGCCGGCGGCAGCGATCCGGTCTAGGTTGGCCTCGACGAAGGCGGCAACCTCTCGACCCTTTTTGTCTGACTTCCGCTTCCATTCCTCGAGGAAGATGCTGCGTCCGCCCTCGTCACCTCCGCCAAAGGTGTATTGACGTGAGCTGTAGCCGCTCCCTCGGCTTACCTCGACGGGTGTGAGCGACAGAACCAGACCGCGCTTGTAGGCGTTACCATGATACCAGCTGACCCCGCTGTCCTTGCGATACCGCAGCGTGATCTCGAGATACTTGTCGCCTTCGATTGGTGCGTCGTGCTTGAGGTAGTTCATTGATCGATCTCCGTTGATTGATGGGGCGACGACCATCGCCGCCCCCGTTGGTGTTAAGCGTCGACCTGCTGAGCGATCCACTCGGCGGGCGTCGGCACTGTGTGGCCGTGGCTGATGAAGCCGTGCTCCTGCATGGAAGCCAGCCACTCTGGCTCGGCCGCGACCAGCCGACCGTAGCGTAGCACCTCCTGACGGTAGGTGTCGCCAAGCTCGAACGACCCCCATGTGTGGTCAGACTTGGCGGCTACGAACCAGCGGGCATATGCGTCCTTCGCCTCGTTGGCTGGTTGCTTGTAGGTCTTGAGGACGCGCCACTCGAAGCTGCCAGCTGCGTAGATTGCATACGGTGCGTCCTGCTTGCGGCCTTTGCCGAAAGGGTTTTTAGCCATGGTTAGTTCTCCTGTGGTTGAGTGATGAGGACGGCGACCGCCGCCGCCCTCGTTGGTAATTACTGACGCGGCTTGGGAAGCGCGTTGCTTGCGAGCTTTCTCATGAGCGACACGATCGGCGTCATGAAGTCCTCGTCGACCCCAAGATCCTCCGCGGTCTCCTTGATCGCCTCCATCTGATTGACGAAGTCCTTGATCATCTGCTCGCGCTGCGACGGAAGCTCCGCGATCTGACGGTGTGCTTCGGCCCGCGCGTCGTCGAAGCTGGGCTCACGACCCAGCTCTGCCTGCAGGTTGTAGTGACGCACGCTGCAGTAGGTGCGTGCGCTGTCCGGCTTGACGCGGTAGCTAAACTCGAGACCGATAGGCGCATAGGCCTCCGAGTTGCGGATCTTGAACTCCGCGTCGGCGTCGTGATAGCCCTTGTCAGTCAGGGCCTGAACCAGAGTGTCGAGGTCAGCTTGGATAAGTGCGTGCATTGGTAGTTCTCCTATGGTTGATTGATGGGGCGACGACCATCGCCGCCCCGGGTAGATCAGAACGGGATCTCGTCCCATCCTGCTGTCATCTGCTCGACGGCCGGGGCATATCCGCTGCTCCGGCGGTTAAGCTCTTCCTCGAGATCGATGATGTCCTCGATGTCGAACACGTCGTCTTGGTCGATGAACTCCTGAACTTCTTCTGGCATGACGCCCTCCTTGGTTGAACGAACACCACACACAGTGCGTGGTGTGCCTCCATTCCCCCATCTTTACACCTCGCACCGAACGAAGTGAGGGAATGGTCAAGGATCGCGAAGCGACCAGCTCCGCTGGCAAGCATTGGCTGTCTATTCTCGCATTAGACAGGCATGCCCGCGCCCCAGCTTGCGGGGCGCGGTTAACAGCATGCCTCACATAGGTCTTTGAGAATCGATGGCCGATGCGCAGTCCTTGACGATGCAGGGGTAAAGTGGCCCAACTGGAGGTTACACTACAAACTCGTGTGTGTGTATAGAACTGAGGCGACCGACACGGCACTCACGATCCTAAGGGCCCCGACCTGATCGCCGGCGACCGACGGAGTGGAGGATCTTGCCGAAGGCCAGTCCGGAACGAAGTCGGGCGACGCCGACTCAGGTTGGGAGGGATCGTGGGCCGTGGCGCGCCGTGCTTCCACTAGAGCTGCCGTGTCTCTACGCGCGGCGCGGGGATCCAAGGGGCAGCGCCAGCGCCCCTTGGCCGACTGCCGTTCGGAAACGGCACCCGCCAAAGGCGGGTTACTTGACCCCATGTCCGCGGTGCGCGGCGCGAGGCGAAGTAGGGGTGACCCCCCTTTTGGGGGCACCCCACTGTGGCCGAGCGCCCTATAATGCTGGTTCCACGAATTCATTCCCACCTATTTTCGTTCCGTTCCCTCTTTGTTCCCGATCACATCTACAAACCCCTTGTATTTCTTGCCCCCAAAAATTTTCGCATATGTATTTTCATTTCCCCCCGTGGTAATCTGCCCAAGACCCAAGGTCCGCGGCCTGCTATCCGAGACCCCCGGCCCGTGGTCCTTGAACACAAAGGAGAGAGTTATGCCTGACAGAGAAGGAACTACCCGCGGAGCTGAAGAGACCAAGCGTCCGAAGCCCCGGCCTTTGCGGTCTTCGCCCCGCCCGCCTTCTGCGGAGGATGCCCGTGCTGTTCGTTCTGGCAACAAGAGCAAGCAGCGCATTGAGAGTGAGGGCACTCCGAAGTTTCGCGATGGCGGGATGGTTCGTGGATGCAAGCCCGGCCAGATGACTGGCAAGGGGTTTAGCGGGACGTATTGACCCACTCCCACATTTTTGGCAGTATGGTTTCACTACTGCTCAAACGTTTCTGTACTTCTCCTCCCTGTTGCGGAAACGAACTAGCCCCTGTCCTCCGGCAGGGGCTTCTTTTTTGCCACAAGCTTTGGTAAGGTGGCACACAAGTAGCCACGAGGTCTCAAAGATGAGCAATCCGTTTACGCAGGATCAAGCGACGACGAGAGGGGCTGTCGACACTTCACAGCCTATGGTTTTGGGTCGTGTTTCACGGGACGGCGGGACGATGCTGATGGTCCGTACGCCGGACGGCCGTGTCGACTACATCCCTGATATGCCCGGCGTAGAGGTCGGGGGTCGTGTGCCGACAACCTCAAGCGAGATGTTGCTGGCGGGGGATGAAGACACAATTTCCCCTGTTTCGATTAGCACCAGCGGTACTTTAGGCGGTCAGGATCAGGCTCGCGCTTTGGCCCGAAGGATCGCTGAAGAGGAGGGGGTTGACCCTGACTTGTTTGAGCGTTTGGTGCAGCAGGAAAGCAGTTTCCGCCCCGATGCTGTGTCCAGCGCGGGTGCAATAGGATATGCGCAGCTTATGCCGGGAACCGCAGAGGAACTCGGCGTGGACCCGTGGGACCCTGAGCAAAACCTGCGTGGCGGCGCAAGATACCTGCGTCAGCAGTTTGACACCTTCGGCGACACAAGACTGGCTTTGGCTGCGTATAACGCGGGTCCCGGCCGTGTTCGAGAATACGGCGGAGTTCCCCCTTTCCAAGAAACACAGAATTATGTCCGGATTTTGACGGGCGAGGGGGACGACTATCGTCGCATGCAGCCGAGCCCGGAAACCGCGGGAAGGATGGGGTCTCCACCCCCCGCCCGCCCCGAAGGTCTGTCTGGCCCCGAACAAGAACAAGAGGCCCGAAGTCCGATGGACGATCTCACGGATGCTTTGGCGTATCTGGAGCTGGCCCAAGGTCCGGGTGAGATGCCGGTTGGTTCTCCGCCCCCGGTCATCCGGCCGCGCAGGTCAGACACCGGTACTCGGGCATTGCAGCGTATGGGGATAGCGAGTCTGGCATGAGATTTGAGGAATTTTCGGTAAACAATCTTGCGGACGTACTGCGTCTTGGGCTGCAGATGCACGAAGAGGGGGCGTATTCCTCTGTCGAGTTCGACGTCGAGATGACGGCGCATTGCATTTTGCAAATGGTGGTCAACAACCCTGAAGGGTTTGGGCTTATTGCCTATGACCACGAGGAAAACCCTGTGGCGATGTTGGCAGGCGGCTGCTCGAATTACTTCTTTAGCCGCAAGAAAAAGACCTACGACCATGTTTGGTTCGTGGTCCCCGAGCATCGGGGCAAGAAAACGGCGGTGGTTTTGCTCAAGAAGTTCTTGGCGTGGTCCAAGGACCGTGGCGCGAGCGAAGTGTTTATGGGGGTGACGACCAACATTGCCCCTGAAAAGACAGGCCGGCTCTTTGAAAAGCTCGGGTTCAAACATGTCGGCGGCAATTACCGCTTGGACCTCTGACCATGGCCGCAAGGAAAAAGAAAGCAGCACCTCTCAACACGCTCCCTGAAGACGCGCTTCGGGAAATGCTGGTGCTACTTGAGGCCAAAAACAAGCTTGAGATCAGGGAAGCGGCACAGGAAAAGTTCCTGCCCTTTGTCAACCACGTCTATGAAAACTTCATCGAAGGCAAACACCACAGGATCATTGCCGAAAAGCTCGAGGCAGTGGCGCAGGGCAAGATCAAACGCTTGATCGTAAACATGCCACCTCGCCACTCAAAATCTGAATTTGCCTCCTTTTTGATGCCAGCGTGGTTCTTAGGAAGAAACCCTAAACTAAAAATCATTCAGGCGACCCACAACACCGAACTCGCTGTACGGTTTGGCCGCAAGGTGCGGGATTTGATCGACGATCCGCAATACGCGGAGATCTTTCCGAAGACGACGCTCAAGGAAGACTCGAAGTCCGCGGGCCGGTGGTCGACAAGCGAGGGTGGCGAATACTTTGCGGCGGGCGTCGGGGCCGCGGTCACCGGTCGCGGTGCGGATTTGTTTATCATTGACGACCCACACTCGGAACAGGACGCTTTGTCGGACACAGCGTTTGACAACGCCTACGAGTGGTACACCTCTGGCCCACGTCAGCGTTTGCAGCCCGGCGGGGCCATTATCGTGGTCATGACACGATGGGGAAAGAAAGACCTGACAGGGCGCCTTTTGGCAAACCAGACAGCAGACAGCATGGCCGACCAATGGGAGGTCGTGGAGTTCCCTGCCATCATGCCCTCAGGCAGCCCGCTCTGGCCGGAGTTCTGGGACAAAGACGCGCTGCTCTCGATCAAAGGCTCTTTGCCCCCATCCAAGTGGGAGGCGCAGTGGCAGCAAAACCCGACCGCTTCTGGCAGCACCGTGATCCGTCGCGAGTGGTGGAAAATATGGGAAAAAGACAAGATCCCGCCCTTAAAGTATATTATTCAAGCTTACGACACCGCGTTTTCCAAAAAGGAAACCGCGGATTACTCGGCCATTACGACGTGGGGTGTGTTTGAACCTGAGGAGGGCGGCAAGGAAGCGATTATGCTTTTGGACGCGCAACGCGGGCGTTGGAACTTTCCTGAGTTGAAAGAGGTGGCGTTTGAAGAGCACCAATACTGGGAGCCGGACATGGTCATCGTTGAGGCCAAAGCCAGCGGCATTCCTTTGATTGACGAACTTCAAGCGCGGGGCATCCCTGCGATGGCGTTTTCGCCCGGCCGCCGGACCCGTGGCCGCGGTGGGGTGGACAAGTCGCTGCGTATGCATCTGTGTTCTCCGCTGTTTGAAGCGGGCATGGTTTGGGCGCCTCAAGATAAACGGTTTGCCGAAGAGGTCATAGATGAGGTATCATCCTTTCCAAACGGCGATCACGACGACTTTTGCGACAGCATGACGCTGGCCCTGCTTCGTTTCCGTCAGGGTGGGTTTATTCGCATCCATGAGGAAGAGGAAGACAGCTTGCACAACCGCATGCCTGCGCACAAACGGGAGTATTACTAATGGCCCTGCCTCCACAACCTTTCAGCTCGATGGTCGAGCCCGGCACGAACGAGGTCATGGCCCCTGAAACCATGGTCGAGGTTCCCTTAGAGGGTCCGATGGACTTTGCCGGAGGGGCTCAGGTTACGCAAACCGATGACGGTGGTGCGTTGATTGAGGCTTTGGCCGAAATCGAAGCGGCGGCGATGGAGCCAGAGGAAATTCCCTTTGACGCCAACTTGGTTGATTACATCGACGACCGCGAGTTGGGCGCAATCGCGTCCGACCTAATTGGCGCATATGAAGACGACTTGTCCTCGCGCAGCGACTGGGAAGAAACCTATGTCAAAGGACTCGACCTTCTGGGCGTAAAACCTGCCGAAGAGCGCAGAACCCCGTTCGAGGGCGCGTCGGCCGTGACGCATCCGCTTATTGCCGAGTCTGTGGTGCAGTTCCAAGCGCAGGCCTATAAGGAAATCCTGCCCGCTGGCGGCCCTGTTCGCACCAAGATTAACGGCGTGGACACGATCGAGAAGCAGCAGCAGGCCACACGCGTCAAGGACTACATGAACCATCTCATTATGGATGAGATGGAGGAGTATGATCAAGACACGGATCAGCTGCTCTTTTACCTGCCGCTGTCTGGATCGACGTTCAAGAAGGTTTACTACGACAGCGACAAGCAGCGCCCGGTGTCCCAGTTCATCCCGGCGCAAGACCTTGTGGTTCCGTACACGGCCTCTGATTTACGCGACGCTTCTCGCATCACCCATGTGCTGGAGATGCAGGAAAACGACCTGCGCAAGATGCAGGTCGCGGGGTTTTACCGGGACGTCGACCTGTCCGGCTCTGCAAGCTCTGACCGGGACGCGGTGGACGACAAGGTTGACGAAATCGAGGGCCGTACGCCGACGCACACGGATGAGACGCGCAAGATACTGGAGATGCATGTTCACTTGGACCTTGAGGGGTTCGAGGACGTCGACGCAATGGGCGAGCCGACAGGCATCAAGCTGCCTTACATTGTGGCTATCGACCACAGCAGCATGGAGGTTCTGTCGATTCGCCGCAACTTCCGCGAAGAGGATCCGCGGCGGCTGCCTGTAGATTACTTTGTCCACTACAAGTTCCTGCCCGGCTTAGGCTTCTACGGGTTTGGCCTGACGCATATGATCGGCGGAATTGGCCGGGCGGCGACGTCAATCCTTCGCCAGCTTATCGACGCAGGAACGCTTGCCAACCTCCCGGCAGGGTTCAAGGCACGTGGCGTGCGGGTCTCGAACAACGACGAGCCTTTGCAGCCGGGCGAGTTCCGCGACATCGACACCCCCGGCGGTAACCTGCGCGACGCGCTTATGCCTTTGCCGTATAAAGAACCTTCGGCCACTTTGGCCGCGCTTCTTGGGTCGTTGATCGAAGAAGGCCGGCGCTTTGTATCGATCGCCGACGAGCAGATGCAGGGCATGAACCAAGAGATGCCTGTAGGCACTGCGGTGGCTATGCTTGAGCGTGGAACCAAAGTGCTCTCGGCTATCCACAAACGCCTGCATTACGCACAAAAGCAGGAGTTTCGGATCCTTGCTCGCATCATTGGCGAGCACCTGCCTATGGAGTACCCGTACGAGCTGCCGGGCGATGCCCAAGGCTTGAAGCAGGTGGACTTCAGCGGCGCCGTTGATATCCTGCCTGTAAGCGACCCCAACATCTTTTCGATGGCGCAGCGGGTGGCCTTGGCCCAAGAGCAGCTGCGCTTGGCGCAATCAAATCCGGAAATGCACAACCTGCACGCCGCTTACCGGCGGATGTATCAGGCATTGGAAATCCAGAACATTGACGAGATCCTGCCTCCGCCTGAGCAGCCGCAACCTATGGATCCGGCAATGGAGAACGGTCGGGCCTTGGTGGGCAGCTCATTGCAGGCGTTTGAGGATCAAAACCACGACGCACACATCAAAGCGCATATTGCCGTGCTTAACGTGCCTGTGTTTGCCGAAACGCCACACGCGATCATGGCGCTTCACGCACACATCCAAGAGCATGTGGCACTTCTGGCTCGCCAGCAGGTCATGGAACAATATGCCGAGTTGCGCCAGCAGGCGGTCTTGGCCATGCAGACCGGTGCGCTTGATCAGCAGGACGGCCAGCAGCAGCTTGCGATGATCGACCAAGCAATGAACGACCCCAAGCATTTCTCGGACTATGTGGCATTGATCCAACAGCAGATCTTGGAAAAGCTCATGCCTGAGATGACTCCGCAGCCAGCAGATCCAAACGCAGACCCACTGGTTCAGATCCGTCAGGCCGAGGTCCAACTGCGCGCTCAGCAGCTGCAGCAGGACGCAGTAAAGACGGAGCGCAAAAACGAGTTGGAAGAGCAGAAGATGGAGCAGCGTGCCACCACGGATGTTGCGCGCATGGACCTGCAGCAGGAGATTGCAGACGAGCGGGCCAAGGTTAACCGGGAGAGGATCGCCGCATCCTTGCAGATGGCGCGCATGCGTCAGGGAGGCTAAACATGGATGTTGTCGTTTTCGCACAACGGTTGTATAAAGTTCTGCGACAGCGTCAGGAAGACATATCTGACGCTATCATAAGTGACGCCCCCAAGGACTGGGAAGCGTACAAAAAGCTGGTTGGCGAGCTACGGGGCCTCGCCTTTGCAGAAGACCAGATCAAAGCCCTGCTGGAGAAGAACGCGGATTATGACGAAGACACTTTATCTTCCTGACCATGTCGCGCAGAAACTAAACGCTCAAAAAGCTGCCGCCTCGGCAGAAAAGGGCGCCGATGGTTCTCTCGACAAAGCATACGTGGACCCGGCCGATCGGGTCCTCGATCCAGCCCTCCTTGATAAACCCCTGCTCGACCGACTTCCCCAGCCTACAGGCTGGCGAGTGCTGGTGATGCCGTATCAAACGGCTGCAGTAACCAAGGGCGGCCTCCACATCCCGGACGAAGTACGCGACCGCGAGACAATCGCAACCGTCGTAGGCTACGTTTTACGGGTTGGTCCACTGGCCTACAAAGACCCGAACAAGTTTGGCCCTGACGGCACCCCTTGGTGCAAACAGGGTGATTGGGTCTGTATTGGCCGCTACGCCGGTTCGAGGTTTAAGATCGACGGGGGCGAGGTTCGCATCCTGAACGACGATGAAGTCATCGCCACGGTCCTTAGCCCAACCGACATTGTTTCCGTTTGAGAGGACAAAACATGCCTATTGAAAATCAGGAGAACCTCGAAGACGAAATCGTCATTGAGGAAATTGAAGAGGATCAGCAGGAAGAGCAAAAAGCCTCCGTTGAGTCCGACGAAGGCGAAGGCGAAGACGAGCTTGAGAACTACAGCAAAGGTGTTCAAAAGCGCATCGGCCGCTTGACCGAAAAATACCGCAAAGAGCAGCGGGATCGCGAGGAAGCGGTTCGCGTAGCTCAAACATTGCTCCAGCAAAAAACAGAAATGGAGCAGCGCCTCAGGCAACTCGACAGCGGTTACCTTAACGAGTACGGCGCGCGGATCGAAGCGCAGATCGTCTCGGCCCGCCGCGCGTACAAAGATGCGTACGACAATGGCGACACGGACAAGATGATCGAGGCCCAAGAGGCCCTTGCCCGTGCGACCAATGACAAGTCTCGTTACGACTTGGCCAAATCTCGCGCCGATCGACAAGTCGTGGAACAGCCACAACAGCAATACGCTCAGCCTCAGCAATACGCTCAGCCGCAAGCCCAACCACAACAGGCGCAGGTCGACCCCAAAGCCCAGTCTTGGGCGGAAAAGAACACATGGTTTGGACAAGACGAAGTCATGACCTATGCGGCTTTTGGGGTTCACCGTAAGCTTGTTGAAGAAGAGGGGTTTGACCCACAGAGCGAAGAATACTATACTGAGATCGATAGGCGAATGAAAGCGGAGTTTCCGCACAAGTTCGCCGCGGCTAAAAATACGGGTAAGAACCGGGTCGCCCCTGCTGGTTCTTCGGCCTCCCGCACAAATACTTCTGGGCGCAGGACTGTGAAGCTCACGCCGTCACAGATCGCCATAGCCAAACGGCTTGGTGTGCCTCTTGAAGAATACGCCAAGTACGTGAAGGATTGAGATCATGACAGAAGCTAGAACTCCACGCTCCGAAGCAACGCGTGAAAAAACCACGCGCCGTAAACCTTGGTCTCCGCCCCAGCGGCTGGAGGCACCCCCCGCACCTGAGGGCTACATCCATCGTTGGATCCGTACCCAGATGCGTGGTGAGGACGACAAGACCAACGTCTTCACCAAGCTGCGCGAAGGCTGGGAGCCAGTCCGTGCAGAGGAATACGCCGGTATGCCATACCCCGTCATCGACGAAGGTAAGTACGCCGGAATCATTGGCAACGGCGGGCTTATGCTTTGCCGTCTCCCTGTTGAAACAGCGCACGAAAGAGCCGAGTATTACGGGACCCGGACCCGCGAACAGATGCAGGCTGTAGATCAGGACCTCATGAAGGATCAACATCCTTCAATGCCGATCGAACGTGATCGGCAATCTCGTGTAACCTTTGGGGGCCGCAACGCTTCCGATTAAAATGAGGTGCTACCATGCCGAACATCAACGGCGCTTTCGGGCTACGCCCGATCAAAAAGTTGGGGTCTAACTCCAACAGCACCGGCATGACCGAGTATCGGATTGCTTCGAACAACACGAACGCAATCTTTGAGGGTTCTCCTGTCATCCCCTTGAACACGGGCTTTATTGACCGTGCGCAGGCGGCAGCAGGCGGCAACGTCTCTCTTCTCGGCGTGTTTGGTGGTTGTGAATTTGTCTCGTCCACAACGGGCGAAGTCATTTTCTCGAACTCGTGGCCCGGCGCTGGCGCCGATGCCAACTTCCCTGTCAAGGCGTTCGTTTATGACGACCCAGCACAGCTCTTCCTGATTGCAACCTCGAACGTGGTGGCGGATTACGACACCGAAGCCGAGGTCCGCGGTGCGGTATTTGCTAACGCAAACTTCGCTCTCGCACAGTCTGGGGTAACTGCTACCGGTCGTTCGTCTGCGACACTCGACTTGGATACAGTGGCTGCCACTGCTGCGCATCACATGCGCATCATGGGTGTGCTAGACGATCCGGAAAACGCAGACTTCACCGAAGAGGGTATTGGTTTGATTGTTCGTCTGAACAACCACTTCAACGCTCCAAACGGATCGGTTGCTCCGGGCACTGTGTCCACCATTGGCTTGAGCACATAAGGAGGCTGATCCATGGCGATTTCTCGCGCACAACTAGCGAAGGAGCTGGAACCCGGCCTCAACGCTCTGTTTGGTCTCGAATATGCTCGGTACGAAAACCAGCATTCAGAGATCTATACCACTGAATCTTCGGACCGCGCGTTCGAGGAAGAGGTTATGCTGTCGGGTTTCGGCGCCGCACCGACTAAGTCGGAAGGTTCCGCGATCAGCTTTGACAGCGCTGGCGAGGCGTACACTGCTCGCTACAACCACGAAACTGTGGCGTTGGCGTTCTCGCTGACCGAGGAGGCCGTAGAGGACAATCTTTACGACCGTCTTGGCAGCCGGTACACTCGCGCACTGGCTCGTTCTATGGCGCACACTAAGCAGGTAAAAGCTGCTGCTATCCTGAACAACGCCTTTGCTGGCGGCCAGTTCGCGGGTGGTGACGGTGTTGCTCTGTGTGCTACCAATCACCCTCTGACTTCGGGCGGCACGTTTGCCAACACTCCGGCGACAGGGGCAGACCTGAACGAAACCTCTCTTGAGGATGCGTTGATTCGCATCTCCCAGTTTGTGGACGAGCGGGGCCTTCGTGTTGCTCTTCGCGGCATGAAGCTCATCATCCCACGGCAGCTGCAGTTTGTGGCTGAGCGTCTGATGGTTTCCAACCTTCGTGTTGGAACGGCGGACAATGATGTAAACGCGATCAAGTCCATGGGCTTGTTGCCTGAAGGGTATGTCATCAATGACTTCCTGACGGATCCGGATGCATTCTTTATCAAGACAGACGCACCCCGTGGATTCATCCACTTTGAGCGTGCTGCTTTGTCCACAGGGATGGAGGGCGATTTTGATACTGCAAACATGCGTTTCAAAGCAAGAGAACGTTACAGCTTCGGTTTTTCCGATGCTCGCTGCGTCTTTGGCACTCCCGGCGTTTAATCCTTAAAAACAAGGGCTTAGGTCCGACAAACCCCCGCTCCGGCGGGGGTTTTTGTTTTTTGGTTAACACGCCGTGCCATTAAAGAGCGGTTCGGTATTTTCTTGCCTACGATCCAGCGGTCCGTGCGTAGCGGAAAGCCTTTGTCTAAGGGTCCGTACAAAGGCTGGCGTTTTGAGTATGTCTAGTGTATGCTTGTCCCCAGCAGGAAACCCAAGCCGCGCCGACAAGCCCTGCCTTGACGTCACACAGACTGCGCGGCCAACCCTTGTGTGAAAGGTAATGCACGATGGCAAG